ACACTACTGCATCAGGCACAGCCGCAGAAGATATAATTACCGACGGCGATGGATTTATATCAGAAGCAGCAATGGCAGGTCCTGAAGAACTTGTACCAGGACAAATATTTGATACATTAGATATTAAAGTGTACACTAGAGACTCGGACGGTCAAGGAAAAATAAATAGCCAAAGTTATCATATAGATACATCTGTTACAACATATGACTTAGGTATTACTCCTAGCAACATAGATTCTGTTATTGTTAAAATTAACAATACTGTACTTTCAAGAGAGTCTGGCAATTATACTATTGATTGGGAAAACGGCACAGTAACTATTGATAGTACTATTAACAGTTTTGATACAGGTAAAATTCTTAGTATTGTAACAGTGTCACAAGCTGGACAAAATATTTTAGATTACGGAGAATACAACGCAGATGGCTCAACTACTTCGTTTGAAACTAGAGTAAGATTTCAAACTGACTTAGATATTTTTGTTAGCGTCAACGGTGTAAAACAAACTGTAACATTTAATAAATCAGAGATAACTGGTAATGTTGTGTTTACGTTTAGTACTGCTCCAGAAGAAGGCAACTTAGTTTATTATTCATTATTTGATAGTAATATACAAGTAAATTACAGTCAAATGAAAAAGGATAGATTTATTGGCAACGGTACTGCTGTTAATTTTGTATTACCGTCAGCACCGTTCTATAATAAACCTACACAGCACAATTTAATTGTAAAAGTAGGAAACACTATTCTAAGTCCAGGTTATAATATACAATACACAATCCCACCGTCTGGTCAGCGTGAATTTGCATTAGAAACATTTCAACAACCACAAGGATCTCTACTTACTGAAGACATAAAAGTATTTTTAAATGGAGAAGAACTACTTACTCCGATTAGTTGGAGATTTGATATTGCAAATAGTAGTGTTGTCCTAACTGATGATGTGGGCAAAGCAGGCGATATTGTTGAAATATATGCAATCACCGACGGACAGTATACATTGTCAAGCGAAAATACTGTAACATTAAATACAGCACCGAGTGGATTTACACCAGTTGAGATATTCCAATTTAGTAATCATGATTTACTGGGTATAGAGCGTATTAATTACGATGTTGTATCAAGAGTAACATTACAGTTAGAAAATGCAGATTACACTACATACAACAGATTATCAGTAGGTGAAATTAGATTGAGAAAGCCTGCAATTGATGCAAAATATGCTTGGGTTGTTAAAAACGGAGAATTGTTAACTCCTGATACTGACTATGTATTAACAAATAATAATACTACAGTCCAGTTAGCAACTGTGCCGGAACAACTTGATCTAATTGATGTAATTCATTTTACTGCCGAAGTAAGTACTTCAAAGTTTGCATATAGGCAATTTAAAGATATATTAAATAGAACTCATTATAAGAGGCTTGATGCATCAGTAACAACATTAGAAGAACCACTAAATTACTACGATTTAAGGATTACAGTAAAGGATAGTAATTTATTAAGTGAACCAAATAAAGGACAAAATTTACCTGGTATAATTTTTATAAATGGCGAACGTATTGAGTATTTTGTTAAGGAAGGTAATTTATTGCGTCAACTTCGTAGAGGAACATTAGGAACAGGCGTTAAGGAAGTACATGCTGCTGAGTCAAAAGTGTTTGATCAGAATATAGGTAAAACTATTCCGTACATTGATAATAACATTATTCAAGATATTACAGCAGATGGTACTACGTCATTATTTGATGTAAGCTCTGCAACTGGTTCTATAAATGAATTAGAAGTGTTTGTTGGCGGTGTCCGCATGCGTAAGAACAGTATTAATTCATTTTTGCCAGTATTTGAACAAGATAGTCCAGCAGGTGATTATGAAAATCCAGCAGACGTAATATTTAATGTACAAACACAACAAATAGATTTAAAACAAGTACCAGTCGAAGGGACACGAGTTACTATTATTAAGAAACAAGGCAAAATCTGGAATGAAGGCACTAATTCTTTAGGAGAATCAGAAAATAGTATTGCAAGATTCTTACGTGCTGGAACATCTGAGCTACCTGAATAAATACAGTATAGGAAAAATTAAATGAGCGATAACATGCAAGACACAAACGGAGTATTAGTTCAGGGACATATTAAGATATTCGACCCTGAATCACAAAAGGTATACATTGACAAGCGCAATGCAATTCACTATGAAAATATGAGTATTGCACTTGCTGAAAGTTTGTCTAATGCCGGACAAGGATTTATATACGATATGAGCTTTGGTAACGGTGGCACAAGCGTCGATCCAACTGGTATTATCACGTATCTAACGCCTAATAGCACGGGCACTAATGCAACACTATACAATCAAACATATACAAAGGTTGTAGACGATAGAAGTGTTAACAATACAGACCCAGTTAGAAATAAAACTGAAATCCGTCATTTAAGCGGAACTAATTACACTGATATTGTAGTAAGTTGTCTACTTGATTACGGTGAACCAAATGGACAAGATGCATTTGATACGGCTTCGTCGCAAACAAATAACTATGTATTTGATGAACTTGGCCTGCGTAGTTATAGCTCAACTGGCACAGGAAGACTAATTACTCATGTAATTTTTCACCCAGTACAAAAATCACTCAATCGTTTAATCCAAATTGATTATACTGTTAGAGTCCAAAGTTTAGCAGGATAAGGAATAGATAATGGCATATACAATATTGTACACTGATTCCGTTAACAAAGGAACTATTGTAGTAGAAGACAACACGTTAAATCAAGAAACTTCGCTATCATATCCGGGTAAAAATTATACTGGCTACGGGACCGCAGTAAATGAAAACTTTTTACATTTATTAGAAAATTTTGCAAACAGCACATCGCCTACCAGTCCAGTTGAAGGACAGTTATGGTATGATACGTCGGCTGGAGTTGATCAACTTAAAATATACGACGGCACTACTTGGATTGCAGCTAGTGGAGTTAAAAAAGCAACTAATCAACCAGCAGTTGCAAATTCTAGTTCAGGAGACTTGTGGGTTAATACTGAAACCCAACAACTTTATTTATTTACTGGAGCAGCATGGATATTAGTTGGTCCAGACTTTAGTGACGGACTACTTACTGGAGCACAGTCTGAATCAATTGTTGGTTCTGATGATGTAACGTACAGTGTATTGTCTATAAAAATTAAAAATCAAACTGGCATAATAATTAGTTCGCAGGCATTTACTCCAAAGACTACTATTACAGGATTTACAGGCGGAATTAACGCAGGCATGAATCTTAGTGCAACTGCACTAGTAGGCACCGCCGCGTTAAAATACTACGGAGTTTCAGAAAAAGCTGAAAATCTTGTAGTTAATAATACTGTTGTTCCTGCTGCAAATTTTTTAAGAAGCGATGCAGAATCGAGTTCTAACTTCCAACTTAATATTAAAAACGATCAAGGCATTGTTGTAGGTACTAGTGGCCAACTAGGAATACAACTAGAAAATCAAAGTACAGTATTTCGACAAAATAGCGATACATCTATAATAGATTTTAGAATGCTTAATAGTACATCTTATAATACCGTATTAAGACTAGATGCTAGAGGATTTGTTGGCGTTAATAATACAGCACCTGAGTCGGCATTAGATATTAAAGGAAGTATTAAAGTAAATCAAGCATTAGGTGATCCGACATCAGGAAAAATAGAAATCGATACTACTTATAATAGTACCGATCTTCTTTCGGGAACATTTATAACCAAAGGCGGAATTGCAGTAGCGAAAGATATACAAGCCGGCGGAAACATAATTTTAGGCGGCAATGATGATAATAATGAAGCAACTGCTGGATATATATCTAGTGGTAATATATCACCTACAACTACAGGTAGATGGGATATTGGATCAACTGCATTAAAATATGATAATGTTTATGCTAATACGTATTTTGGTAATCTACAAGGTAATGTAAGCGGAACAGTCAGCGGCAGAGCAGGATCTGCAGATAGAATTGCAAGTGCTACTACGTTTGGAATAACTGGTGATGTAGCTGACAACAGTTTTGAATATGACGGCCAAGTTGGCGGCACTACAAAAACATTTAATGTACGTATTGCTAATAGTTTTATATCAAACAAGACAACTTTGCCCTTTTCAGATAACGAAGATGAAATATTGCTTAACAAATTTAGTTCATCGGGCGGATTTGACTCGGGTGTTTATAAAGTAAAGAAAAGTACTTTTTTAAGTACAATTCCTTTAGTTCCAGCAGGAGCACTTATGCCGTTTGCAGGAAGCGTTTTACCAACAGGCTGGCTATTTTGTGATGGATCTATTGTTAATATTTCTGATTATACTGTATTATTTGCAGCTATTGCATATTCATTTAAAGATCGATCCTTGTTATTACAAAACGGTGCAACAACATTTGGATTACCAGACTTTAGAGGTAGATTTGCGTTAGGTCTTGATAATATGAACGGTTCGAGTGCAAACAGAGTTGTAAATGCCGCAGCAGATGTTATAGGCGGGAATGCTGGCCAAGAAGCAACTCGTGTTAGAGATATTAACTTACCACAACATGATCATAATTTAGAAGGCGCTAGTGGAAATCAATATTATGCAATACGAGAAGCAGCAGGTGAACCTGCTGACAATAACGCAATTACCTTAACAGTTGAACCTGGTTTAGGCGGCACCCAGGGACTGGCATCAAGTGGCGGCGTTGCAGGCGGCGGAGTAACAGGCACCGGCGATTTTACAAATATTGGCACAGCAGCATCGCCAGAATTTGTAGGTGCGCCATTAGACACTATGAATCCATACTTAGCTGTTAATTATATAATCTATACTGGAAAATAAAATGAGTTATCAACTAAACAAGACAGACGGCACAATATTAACAGACTTAATTGATGGCCAAATAGATACTACTAGTACTAACCTGGTGCTTGTTGGTAGAAACTATACAGGGTACGGTGAATACTTTAATGAAAACTTTATTAAATTATTAGAAAATTTCTCCAATACAGCATCTCCGAGTAATCCATTAACTGGTCAAACATGGTGGGACAACAGTGATAAGCGACTAAAAGTCTATGACGGAACACAATGGAAAGCAAGTGGAGGCCCATTTGTGCAAACTACACAACCGCAAATGGTTGCAGGCGATTTATGGATTGACAGTCTAAATAATCAAGTATATGCATACGACGGCTCTGATCTTATTTTAATGGGTCCTTCATATACACTAACACAAGGCGAAACTGGATATAGAGTAGAAAGTATTCTTGATGCACAGAGTCGTTCTAGAACAGTTGCAAATCTATATGTAGGCGGAACACTAACAGCAGTTGTCAGCGCACTGGAATTTACACCAGTGTACAGTCAACAAATAGATGGACTAGTTACCGCAGCAAATCCTAATGGTATAATATATCAAGGATTTAACATTATTGATACTGCTAATTTTAAATTTAGAGGTATTGCATCCAGTGCAAACGCACTTGTTACAGCAGGCGGCATAGTTAGAACTGCTGACAGTTTTCTTCCATCAACTGCTAATGGGTTAACAACGGGCACTTTAACAATATCAAACTCGGGTGGTTTAACAGTTGGTGTTTCACAGAATCATGTACAAAAAATTGTAGGTCCTAGATATTATTTAGAAAACCAAATCACTGACGAAGATATGAGTATGCGTGTTAAGTCAAGTTCGTTTGGATCAATTACAGTAGATGCAATTTACGTAGATGCAAGTACTGCAAGAGTTGGAATTTTTAATAGAACTGATGCAGGCGACTTTAGACTACCTGACTACACATTGGATGTAGACGGAGATTTACGAGTAACTGGTAATCTTTTAATTGAAGGCACTACGACTAGTATTGATGTTGCTACACTGCGAATTGAAGATAAAAATATTGAAATTGCTAAGACCGCAGCAGGCGTAACACTTACTGGAATTAATGCTGACAACGCAGGTTTTATATTAGATACATCAGATGTTGGCCAAAAATTATGGACTTGGAAACAAGCACAAGATGCATGGACTACTAATGTTAACTTAGATTTAAGTGACAACACTAAAGCACTAAAGATTGGAGGCGAAAACAAATTAACAAACACAAGTTTAGTTAATATCCAAAAAGCTCCGCAATTAGATGAAATTGGAACGCTAATCAATTTAGATGTTGATAATATTAATATTAACGGTCATACAATTACAGCAGCACCGGCAAGTCCGGCAGTATTTGCAATCGTATCTAATCGTGGAATTAACATAACAGCCGCAGGCGATATTAATGTTACTGATAGTCAAAAAATTACAGGTGTTGCAAAAGCAGTTAGTGCAAGAAAAGCAGTTGAGCTTGCAGTTACTGAATCAATTGGCAGTACTGTTGCTACTAAAGAATACGTAGATGAAGAATTAGCAACTGGACCTGTAGTATTTTCATTAGACGTTACTGGTATGGGCGCGGATTCGACATTAGAAGCAAATGTTGCAACAGTTATAAATTCAATGTATCCAGCAGCTACGCTTAATACAGGTAAGATTGCAAAAATACATACAACATCATATGCAGGAGCAACAGTAACCGGCATTAACATTACTGTGTCAGAAAGTCCTGATAACACCGGTGTACTAACTAAAAATACTGTTGTAGTTGATCAAGGCGGTGTGTCAAACGCCGGCCAAGCAATACAAGATCTTGATGCTTCAAACACAGCAAGCGGTAGCGTTGTTCTTACTCCGACAAGGAAATTAATGACTTATACATCAAACGGCACAGCTTGGACGCACATAAGCACAACTGAACCGTATTCATTTTAATTGAATAAATACTAATAATAGCACTAGGGGTTTACAAGCAATGGCTTATCAAATAGACAGATATAACAACACACTGTTAACAACAGTGGAAGACGGTACAGTTGATCAAACAACTGACCTTAAATTTATAGGTAAAAACTATGCAGGATATGGAGAAATTCAAAATGAAAATATGTTATTTTTACTTGAGAACTTCTCCGGTACTGTTGCGCCACCTCGGGCGCTAACCGGTCAACTTTGGTATGACACAACCAGCGCCAAATTAAAATTTTATGACGGCAATACATGGAAAGCATCAGGCGGAGCAACAGCAACTAGTACACAGCCAACAGGATCGTCAAATGGAGATTTTTGGTGGGACAGTGCAAACAACCAATTATATGTGTATAACGGAAGTACTTTTGATCTTATAGGCCCGCAAAACTCAGGTGAAGGCCTAACACAAATGCAAAGTGTAGATATACTAGGGCAAGATGGCAGTACTAACAGTGTTATTACTACAACCCTTAATGATGTAATTATAGCTATTGCAAGTAACAGTACTGCATTTGATATTGATGCTAGTAATACTGTTACTGGATTTACTAAAATTAATAAAGGGTTAAATCTAGTTAATACTCCAAGTACTGGAGCAAATCTTGGCATTACAACAAGTGAACATAGATTACACGGAACTGCAACAGCAGCAGAAAAAATTGTTGTTTATGATGTGAATGGCGCTATTACTAAAGTTATAGATGCATCAGAAGTAGTCACAACAACTTCAGGTACAGCAAGCGTATTTAATGAAGAAACTAAATTTAAAAGTAATACAGGTATAAAAATAGGAGCCACTGATCAAATATCTATAAGTTTTGATCCTGTTACAAATTCAGCAGTAATAAAAAATTCTAATGGCGCAAGCAGTAAAATATTACTCCAAACAACTAATTCATTAGGTGCAGTAACTACAATAGCTGACGTTAATATACTTGGTATTATGCCTGGTATCACTGAGACATATGATATTGGGTCATCTACTCTACTTTGGAAAGACATATATGCTCAAAAATTTAAAGGTGTTGCTGATAAAGCTGATCAATTAAAGTACGGAACAGACAAATATGCAGTAGGAAGCGATTTATTATCAAATAATACTGTTGCTGTTAGAAATGCTGATGGCAACATAGTTGCTAACTTATTTGTTGGTACAGCAACAAGTGCAAGATATGCTGACTTAGCAGAAAAATACACAACAGAAACAGAATTGCCAGCAGGTACAGCAGTAGCAGTATGCACACATGAAGATCATGAAGTAGAACCAGCAAGTGCAAGTAATCACTGCATTGGTGTTGTTTCAACTGATCCAGCATATATGATGAACAGTGAAGCAGAAGGACAATACATTGGACTTAAAGGACGTTTACCTGTAAGAGTAAAGGGCGCAGTTAGAAAAGGCGATGCAGTTTACGCAATAGCAGATGGAGTAAGTACAACACTTGCAACATCAGCATTAGTAGGTATTGCACTTGAAAGTAATAGCAATGAGGGCGAAAAGCTAGTAGAATGTGTACTTAAGGTATAAGGAACCCAAATGGCAAATATTACAGCAGCACGAATTAACAACCTACAAAATAGAATTTCATTAATTCATGGTCAAGGCGCTGGGCAAAATGGATATGGGCAAACTCTTGCAAGCAGCCAAGTTAGTTCAGTTGAAAGTGAAGTTAAAGCTGACGATCTTAACAATATATATGTAGATATTTTAAATGCTAGAGTACACCAAGTTGGAGTCGGCGGCCTTGGAGTTAACTCAATTGATAAAGTAGTAAGTGGATCGAATACAGTAGCTCAAGATACAAGTGCATTTTTAAGTGACAATGGACTACTTACAGATGATCCAGACGGGTTTAAAAAAGGTATTGCGGATTACGAAGCTTTAATGACTCTAATTGAAGAACAAAAATTTGTATTATCTCCGTTGCAATCAGAGCAATCACTTAAATTAACTGATATAAGATCAGCAACATGGAACGGATTAATTTATCAATTATTTACTGTAACATTTAATGATGCAGATCACAGACGTCACTTTTTTAACAGTGGTGGCCAAATAAGAATAGCAGCATCTAATTCTGCTGCAAGAACACAAAAGGGACTTGACTGGGCGCAATTACTTGGACAAGTTGGAACAGTTTCATTTAGTTACAGCAATACTACAGCAAACGCCACTCAAGTATCTACTGTAGGTAACTATGATCTTACAACATCGTACCAGCAAATTTATTACAAAGCAGGTACTGGGTATACAAGTCCTATATACGAAAATAATACTTTTAAAATTAACGCTAGAGAAGTATCAGACAGTAAAATTGAATTTAAAATTGAATTTAATGATACTGTTTTCGACAATGTAGTTGACAACAATGTAGATGGAAGACTTGAAAGTAATGTGCAGTTATACATTGCTAAAGGAAACTATGTATCTGTTGAAGATCCTACATTTTCCATCACAACATCAGTATCAGGATTTGACTCTCCTGCAGAGATTAATAAGAGCCCAGAATATTCTATTGGAGTTGACTTAGCAAGGAATCAATACGAAATTGAAAACCTAAACGGACAGCAATATGCAAGTGTAGATTATGTTGTAAATGCAGTAAACGTACCGTATCCGATTACATTGTATTGGGATACCGAAACTGTTAGCGGCAATGTAACAGCGGCTGATTTTGATGATAACACACTATCAGGAAGTATTACAATTACCGCAGCATATACACAAGCTGAACGAACTATTAATAGAACACTTTTAGCTGATAACTTTACTGAAGGTACTGAAAGTTTTAGATTAAGGTTATACACAGATGCGTCACTGTCAAGTTTTGTTGACTCGACCGGAGTTGTTACAATAGTAGATAATTCTGTAGGTGTTACACCTGCGCCTACGCCTACATATTCAATAACATCGTCAACGTCTACAATATCTGAAGGAAGCTCTTCGACATATACTGTATCTACTACTAATGTACCTAATGGTACATTATATTGGACAACTACGGGCTCTGGCATAACTGCTGGAGATTTTACTGATGGTACGCTCAGCGGGACAGTTACTATGACTAGCGGTTCTGGTACATTTACTCGTACTACTAGAGCAGATGTAACAACTGAAGGTTCAGAAGTATTTGACATACAACTAAGAACAGGCTCAACTAACGGTACAGTTGTACTAACAGCAGGCAATGGTGCAGCAACGTATATATCAGATACTTCACTAACACCGCCATCAGCAACTTTCTTATCCAACAGCGGCACGTCAGTAACTGCTACTCAAGCAGGGATATACAAATGGACTGCTCCGTCTCACATTGATAGTGTAACTGTATATTCAGTCGGCGGAGGTGGCGCAGGTTATACTAATGGCGGAGGCGGCGGCGGAGGCGGCGGCTACGGATCTAGTACGATCTCAGTAATTCCTGGACAAACATATGATGTAGCAGTTGGAGTAGGCGCAGGTAATTCAGCAGGCGGAAATACATATTTTAAAACATTAAACACTGTGTCAGGCAGAGGCGGCAGTCAAGGCTCGTATGTCTCTAATAATACTCAACTATCACCAGGTGCATCAGGTGGCGGCTTTGTTGGAACAAATGGCGGCAATGGCGGAGCTGGCGGAGCAGGCTATTGGACCTATGGCGGCGGTGGTGGCGGAGGTGCCGGCGGTTATGCAGGCAATGGCGGCACAGGCGGCACAGGCGGTCGATCAATATCTGGAATAGCAGCAACTAACGGAACAGCAGGCACAGGCGGTGCAGGCGGCGGCGGCGGCGGAGGCGGCAGCGTTAGTCCTAGTTACGGCGCAGGCGGTGGCGGCG